GTTGACCTACCTTGTAAAAGATAGTTTGACCTTCTGGAGTTTCATACCCTCGATCAATGAGCAGTCCCTTTCAGTTACTTGATAGATTAGAATCAAATATTTTTGATAATAATTTTTCTTGTAAACTAATTGGAAATCTGTCAGTGGCAGCAGTTAGGTCTAATGACCAAAAGCTGTTTCCAAGACCTTTTTCCCATTGGTGGAAGGGATCCTGAGTAAATGTTCTATCACATGGAAATTGTTTTAATAAATTTAACAATATATCATGTATAGGACGTAAAAGTCATTGGCTATAGTAATCAACCATTGCTATAACTCTACGTTTTAACTCAGGGTCTTCTACAATAGAAAGTTTTCCTGGACTTTTTGGTACTGATTTTGGCATAACAAATGCTCTATGATCTTTATAAACTAGTTCTAATACTGGTTTTAATAAAGAATCAAATTGAGGACCTAAAAGGTTACACATGTAACTAATAGGTTTCGCAGCGACATTTATCATGAAAAATAGACCATAAAGTCCTCCCAAAGTTGCTTTACCAAATGGTGATGATTTATTACTGATATAGTGTAAATCATTATCATAATTTGGTAAAGAAGATTTCAATCTAAATTCTTTTACAAACTTTTCAATATAAAAGTTAGGGATTGTATAATCCTTACCTTTATAAAGATCAGTAATTGTATTGTAATTTGGTTTTGGAATCTCTTTCTTTAAAGGTTTAAGGGCTCTTGTATAGGTTAAAAGACTATTAATTAATCTTTTACCATGCAATGAAGCAACAAAACTCTTTAAATAAAGAAACTTTGTAGGAAAACCGTTTGTGATTGAAACCAGAGAATGATTAATGTTAAGTGGTTTTCCACATACAAATCTAGTAATAGAGAGCTTTACAGCTTTCATATACTTTATTGTAAAAGGAAGACCATTAACTTTTCTCATTCTTTCCACATCGAAAATAAATTTACGAACTATGCTACGATTTCCAAAAATGTTAATAAGTAACCTTATTAATAATAATAAGTTATTGGGCATACTAGGCATGAAAAGCTCAGATGTTCCTTTCTTTTTCAAGGAGGACATCTTAGTTAGACCTTTTGAGGATTTCTTTTTATAAGATACCCCAACCTGTACTAACGGAGGTTTGATTAATATATTTTTATTATTAATTATAATCTTTCTAAAGTTTTTCATGTATTTTATTTTTAGTATGTGGACTTACTTTCTTAACCAGTTATCTCCGATAACCTTTTGGTTAAATACGGTAAGTGAGCTACAATGCAAACCCTAATATCTAAAGACAATCTAGTCAGTAGTTGGGTTAGGTTGGAAGGAACGCTGTTCCTTGGGATTTTTATCCCTTGT